CAGAATGGCTAGACTTACTTGGGACAACACCGGGGAGCGTCGGTACGAAACGGGCGTTGACCACGGTGTTCTCTACATCCCTGATGGGAGCGGCGCCTATAACAACGGTGTAGCCTGGAATGGCCTCACAACAGTCACGGAGTCGCCTTCCGGTGCCGAGGCCACGGCGTTGTATGCCGACAATATTAAGTACTTGGACATTCGATCGGCCGAGGAATTTGGTGCAACGATCGAAGCCTTTACTTTCCCAGACGAATTCCTACAGTTCGATGGTGTCTCTACCCCGCAGGTCGGCGTTACCGTCGGTCAACAGGGTCGTGGTAGCTTCGGATTTGCTTACCGTACAAATATTGGTAACGATGTTGATGGTTCAGACTTTGGTTATAAGCTGCACTTGATCTATGGTGCGACTGCTGCCCCTTCTGAGAAGGCTTATGCCACGATTAATGACTCCCCCGAGGCGATTACCTTCTCATGGGAGGTTGCAACGACTCCAATTAGCGCTGGTGGTACTTTGAAGCCGACCTCTCAGCTTGTTATCGACTCGACTAAGGTTGATCCTGCAGATCTCCTTACACTTGAGAATCTTCTGTATGGAGAGTCCGGTAGTCCGCAACTTCCGACACCGGCTGCAGTTATTGCAATCTTCGGTGCAGGTGTTACTAGTGTTCTTATGGGTACTCCTGCTAATCAGCCGACGTATGTCGCTGGTACACACGTTGTTACCTTGCCAGTTGTTGTTGGTGTTCAGTGGAAGGTCAATGGCGTCAACAAGGCTACTGGTGCTCAGCCAGCGCTTACTACTGGTCAAGTTGCCCAGGTTACGGCGCATCCCACTACTGATTCTTATGTCTTGGTTGGCGATACTGACTGGACTTTCAACTTCTAAATCGACTACAGAAGGGATTAGAGGATGCTCACTATCATTCTATCAGCTACCGACGAAGAAGATCCCGTCGAGCTCTGCTTTGAGCATTCTCTGATTTCTCTGTCCAAATGGGAGTCACAATATAAGAAAGCCTTCTTTGGTAAGGATGAAAAAACTTCTGAAGAAGGTGCATCATACATTAAATGCATGCTAATTACAGAAAATGTTTCTGATGAATTATTAAACAGACTTTCACCAGACAACATTGAAAGTATTACTGACTACATCAATGACAAACAATCTGCAACGTGGTTTCGAGAAGACCCAAGTCAAAAATCTAGTAATGAAATAGTAACATCAGAATTAATTTACTACTGGCTGGTTCAATTCAATATTCCTTTCGAGGTTGAAACTTGGCATTTGAACCGCCTCATGACTTTAGTAAAAATTGTTGGGATTAAACAAACCAAACCCAAGCCTATGAGCAAAGCTCAACAGGCAGAACAATATCGTAGAGTAAATGCTGAGCGACGTGCTCAAATGAATTCATCCGGATAGAAAGGGGTTGTTGTGGCGTATACAAAGGTTCATGATGACTGGCAAGACGATCCATCAACGGTAACTCCTATTCTTTCGGCAGATCTTGAGCACATGGAAGAGGGCATCTTTCAAGCATCTAGATCGGCGACTGAGAGTCTTGAAGGCAATGTCGAATTAGCCACCCCAGCAGAGATGACAGCTGGTACTGATCTTACTAGAGTACCTTCAGTCGAGCGGGTCAAGACATATGTGGCGGCTAAGATTGCAGCAGGTTTGGCTACGATCCCAGGAGTAGCAGCAGCAACCGAAAGCGCATCTGGCGTTGTCGAGTTGGCTAGTACAGCAGAGATGACGACAGGTACTGATGCCGTACGTGTGCCTGCAGTGGCAAAGGTTGCAGCCTATGTAGCGGCTCAGATCGCGTCAGGTTTGGCAGCTAAAGCAGATAAGGCTTCACCATTAACTCAGTTTGTAGACGTGTCAGATACTACACCGACAGACTTGTCAGTACTACGTTACAATGCTGGTGTTGGAGCATATGTACCATCACAACTGGGGTCATTGTATGCTGCAGTTGATGCACAGGGACGAATTGCTTCCTCAGCAGAGCCTCAGTATTACGTTCCGATGAAGGTCATCAACGAAGGAGAATCTACCGTCGGAGTCCCTGCACAAACTGTGATTCTATCTCGTGCAGCTGGATCCTCTCTTGTTCCCACGTTTATTGGGTATAAAGAAGGAGGGTCATACGTCACTACAGGCAATATCCTGACTTTTGTCACCACTGATGATGTAGAAGTTGGTGACTATGTGATCTTCGCGATCGGTGGTGGCGCTGAAGCTACAGTACCTATTGCTCATACTGTAACGTATGGCGTTGGTGCTGCTGCATTAACATTTGGTGCAATCCAAGTAGCTGGAACAAATGCTTATATTCAACAGGCATTTGGTAGATGTACCACACGCATTCCTGCTGGTACTACGATTACTGTGCATAACGGTGGTGAGACAAATAACATCTATAGCCGAAGTTTGTGGATGGTAGGGATGGCAAAAACTTCTGGTCTTGCACAGACGAATCCACTGTCTGTTGCTGGCACCGTAGCTGGTCTTATCAGTTCACCATTGACTTTGTCTTTGAACATTGGTAATGCTGCACTAGCGAACAACTTGGCAATTGCCACGTTCTGTTCTAGTCCTGGATCAATTGCTACAAACCCGGTGGCAGCGCCGTATCAGAGATCTTATGCTCCGGGATCAGGATGGACTGGATTAGGACCATATTTGAAGACTGCAACTGCTACTAGCATTCGTGGTATGCAAATGCAATACAGGGTATATCCGGCTGCTGGTGACATTACAGCGACCCAAGTTGTTACAGATAGTGGAACATATGGTAACTCTCCATGGGCTGCTGCAGGTACTGTGTTGAAGGGAGCATAGCATGCCTGATCAGTGGTTCGAGAAGAATGCTGATGGAACGTTATCGCCACTGACATTATTGGGCGAAGCCGATGGTGAGGGTGGTTACATTCCATTGCAACTTTCCATTGTTGGTGATCCAGTCCTTCCTTCTACACCTTTATCACCGGCTCTGACAGGATCCATGGCATCACGCACATCGGCAACTCTATCGTGGACATTACTGGATCAAGGAAGTAGACCGCCAGTGACGTCATGGGTGGTTGAGCGTAGACAAAGTGTTGATAATGGAGTATCATACGGTTCATATTCGGCAATTAGTGGATCTCCATTCAATGCAGCCACTCTAACTAGGACAGATGCTTCTTTGCCAATCGGTACTCCAGAGATTACGTTTGATTATCGAGTAGCTGGCGTGAATGGTGATGGTCAGGGAGACTGGTCAAGAACATTGCCATTGCAGTATGGGGGTGCTCTTCCAGTAGTTCCTGAGAAGGCTTTTGGACTAGCGGTTAGTGCAATTGCTGCTACATCTGTTACTTTAACTTGGGACTTTCCGGCTGATGCTACAGTGACGAAGCAAGCTATCTATAAAGGCAACGTATTGGTTGTAGATAACCTCGACAAGTTGGCAAAGTCGTATAAATGGACTGGTTTAGTAACTGATGTTGCTCAAGCGAACATTAACATTCGACGGCTAAATGTAATTGACTGGTCGACTGCATCAAATTATGTTACATTTACTCCGACAAGCACTCCAGCATTCGTATTTGCTCCTTTAATCGGTTGTTCTGCTTCTTCAAACGATCATGGAGGAACTGACGCTTGGGATGCATGGAGGGTGTATAGTTATGGTTCTGCTTTGACTTATGCCAACCGAACTGGAGTAAATCACCCAAAGGTTCTTGGGGTAACTGAATCAGGAATGTATACTGACTATACAACGCCTTATAACTATTGGGTAGCAAGACTGGAGGAGTTCTACTATACTACTGCTGGTGCAGCTGGGCGTCAGAATGTTGAGTTGCATATCGGTAATGGTAACGAATATGCTGATAAAGTCACGGCAGGAAACATGGCTGGTTTTGTTCAAGGCTGTCGAGGAATTTATGAAGCAACTAGAGTTCTCAATGGTAATGGTACTCGTCGTTATCCATTGGCATCGTCTTGGCTAGACCCAACTTCAGACCAGGAACTATCTACCATCACTGGTGGACTGGTTCCTGGAACAGACCAATCTATTTACAAAGCAGTTCCTTATCTCGATGGAGTAGCCTGGTCAATGTATCCACCAGGTCGTCAAAGCACTAATGCTGCTCCAACATTGGAGTGGCCGTCATTTGACTATGAGTTATCAAATAATTCGGCTCTTGCTGAATTTCCAACTAGAAATGCTCGAGGATTTTTAGCTCGTTGTTTCCGACGTACTTATGAGGCTCAAGACCCAGCATTCAACACAAATATTACTTCATTCCACCCATTGAAGATTGCTTGTTGGGAGGTCGGTACTGGTGACTTTCCATTGAGCCAGTCCATTCGTCCATATTGGGCTGTTCATGGTCTGATGGCATCATTAGGTGTAATGGCAAAGCATTATGATCTTGAGATGACTGATATGTGCTGGTGGGACCAACAAAAGGCTGGTGACTTCCCTCAGAACATCCTTTCCGATGAACCCGTTCCAGGAGCAGGTCAGATCAGCACTCGTGTTGCGCTTCAAAACTGGGCTACATACAACCAATTCAATGGTGGTACTCGTCCTAGTGACTGGCCAGCCTCGGGTCCGCCTAATAGTTGGCCAAACAGAAACAATGCATGGAAAGATGAATGGGTCGCAGCAATGAATGCGGCATGGCCACTTTAAAATTAGCGTAGAAAAGGGGTTTAAATGGCTTATCCTTCTAATACTCTATACCCCGGCGCTAACACGTTCCCCGGGACCGGTATCGATGGTGGTGAAGAACCCGCGCCCGATACAGGACAACTGCAGTGGGGCCGCATTGAAGAACGACAAATTGAAGCAGGACTTGACCGAGGCGTACTATATCCAAAGAACGGTAGTGCCGTTGTTTGGAATGGTTTGACCTCAGTCGAAGAAGAGGGGGGTGAGGGCACGGCTGAATACTATGTAGACGGTCGTCCCTTCCTCTACCTGCCCAAGCCCAAGGAATTCAAGGCTACTCTCAATGCATACACCTATCCTGATGCTTTCTCTGCAATCGTTGGAGAACTAGAGGTTGCTGACGGTATGTACTTGGATTCTCAGATGGGCGACTCATTTGACCTTTCTTATCGAACCAGAATTGCTGATTCGCTCCGGGGGTCTGATGCTGGATACAAAATTCATCTGATCTACAATGCTACAGTTGTGCCTTCGGCCAAGACTTATGGCACGATCGGGAGCGATATCAACCCGGTCGAGTTCTCTTGGGGCATTCAAGCAGTACCAGTTAATGTAACCGGGTATCGTCCAACTGCTCATATTACTATCGATACAAGGCATATGGATGCGGAACGACTAGGAGAGATCGAAGATCTTCTCTACGGCACTGCTCAAGTTGCCCCCAGAATGCCAAACCCTCAAATCATATTTGACTTGCTTAGTTTCGGCGAGACAATCATCATTACTGACAATGGCGATGGGACATGGCAGGCCGAAGGCTCTTACCATAACATTTATTTGATTGGTGATGAAGTGTTCCAGATTGATAACGTCAATGCAGTTCTCCATGGCGATGGCACCTATACCATCAGCTCAACGCCTTAGAAAGGAGCAACGATGGCAACCGTAGATGGTATTACAGTTGCAGAGGCTAGACGCATCGAAGGAAAGACCGTTGTCTCCGCTATTATTAATGGCAATGGTGACCTGATGCTTACGTTTGAAAACGGTGCAACACTAAATGCTGGAAGTGTCTCTGGTCCACTCACTGCGCATGCTGCACTTGCAGCGGCACACGGTGCAACTGGTGCGGTTGTTGGGACTACTAATGCACAGTCCCTCTCAGGCAAGACGCTGATCACCCCAATTATCGCTTCGTTTGTGAATGCGCAACATAGCCATGCTAATGCTGCTGGTGGAGGCAAAGTCTTTCCATTCTCCGGAGTTCGAGGAGAGCGTACAGCAACTCAAAACGTTCCAGATACAACAAATAGACTAGTAGACTTTAGTGCAGCTTCTGTTTATGACACAGATGCGTATAAGACCAGTGGGACAGTTTTTACTATTCCTGCTACTGGTTTTTATGATATTCAAGTGATTATTCCATGGGAAGGCAATGGTACTGGACGTCGTTCAGTAGATATTAAATTGAATGATGCATCTACCGACTCCAGTCAAGGTATTAGCTTGAATAAAAAAGTTGAGTTACCTGGATTTGGGTTTCCATTCCAACAAAACGTTTCTGTTCTTGCAGAGCCCCTCACTCAAGGAGATTATATTAAGGTTATTGCGTATCAGGCTAGTGGTATAGCGCTTAATCTTCTTGGAAGTGCTGGCGGTCGTACTCTCATTACTATCAGACGGGTAGGATAATTATTAAGGAGTAACTGTGGCATCTTCTCCGATTTCATTCACGGCTAGTGGATCAACTATTAAAACACAGGCATTCCTTCAAAAAATGCAAGCTGGAGATTTGTTGAGAGGTCTAGAAACTCTTGCCCAGCAAGGCGTTAATGCATTAGCCGGCCAAACACCAGTTGATACTGGTCTCACAGCTTCTTCTTGGGGCTATGAGATTACAACTGATGCTTCTAGAATTACGATTTCTTGGACGAACTCCAATCGAGAAGGCGGTCCTCCAGTAGCTGTCCTTCTGCAGTATGGACACGGCACAGGTACTGGGGCCTATATCACCGGTCTTGATTACATTAATCCAGCAATTCGACCTATATTTGAAGCGATTTCTGAAGAAGTATGGAGGAGGGTGACTGCCGCATGAGTAGTGTTGATGATCGCATTGTCAATCTACAGTTTAATAACTCGCAATTCCAAACGGGAGCCTCCGACTCCATGAGGTCTCTTCAGACTCTTGAGCAGACGATTGGCGGTATGGGTAGTAGTACAGGCCTTACCACTATGGGTGCGAACGTCGATGGCATTAGTGCTAAGTTCTCTGCATTGCAGGTTGCTGGCGTCACTGCTCTTGCTACGATCGTTAATAAGGCAGTTAATGCTGGATTGTCTCTAGTCAAGAGCATGACACTTGACCCTCTTATTGCTGGCTTTAAAGAGTACGAGACTAATCTTAATTCTATTCAGACGATTATGGCTAACACAGGAGCAAAGATACCAGAAGTCGGCAAGTACTTGGATGAACTTAATGCGTATTCAGACCGAACGATCTATAGCTTCAGTGAAATGGCTAGTGCTATTGGTAAGTTCACAGCTGCTGGTGTTGAACTAGCACCAGCAACTAGCGCTATTAAGGGTTTGGCTAACGCTGCTGCTCTGTCTGGTTCAAATGTCCAACAACTGAACACTGCTATGTATCAGATGAGCCAAGCTCTAGGAACCGGCGTAATTCGATTGATGGACTGGAACTCGCTAGCAAATGCTGGTATGGGTGGCGAGAACATTCGTAATGCTTTGATGGCTACAAACCGTACATTAGGTGATAATGGCGCAGCAATGGATGCTGCCATTGCACAGTACGGTGACTTCCGTACCTCTCTAACAGCTGGATGGTTGACGACTAAGACCTTTACTAAGACTATGAAGGTTTTTGCTGGTACAACTAATGAGGCTGGAGATACAGTAGCTTATACTGTTAAGCAACTTGAGAAGATGGGATACACCACAGACGCTGCAAAAGAACTAAACAAGATTTCACAAGCAGCCATTGAGTCAGCAACTAAGGTTAAGACATTTACCCAACTTATCGATGTAGTCAAGGAGTCCATTGGTTCGGGTTGGGCTAAGGTCTTTGAGAATCTCTTTGGTAACTTCACTCAAGCAACGAAGTTGTGGACTGGTGTTAGTACGAGCATTACAGATACAGTAGCTAACATCTTCGCTGGTGTCAACAATATGCTCGAAGGTTGGCGTAAACTTGGTGGTTATCAAGAGCTTTGGGACGGCTTCGGTAACATCTTTGCAGCTCTCGGCAACCTTATTGAGCCTTTTATTGCCGCATTCAGAGCTCTCTCTCCGACTACCGATCAAGCAGGAAGTGCCCTATACAAGTTGACACATGGGTTCTATGTCTTTACTGAGTGGCTCGTGAAGATCACAGATGGTCTGAGCATATTTACTCCAATTATCACTATTGTCTTTGGTGTCTTCAAGCAACTTGCATCAATCGCTGGAGTTGTGTTCCAAGCCCTATCCCCACTTCTAGATCTATTTGGTCAACTAGCCACAAAGGCTGGTACATTGGCCTCAAAGGGTGCTGAGATTGCACAAGGCCTTATCAATGGCATTCTACAAGGTTTCGATATTTCTGCACTTAAGTCTGCAGTTGAGAACATAGCTACATCGATTGTCGACTGGATCAAGGGCGTTCTTGGCATCAACTCACCAGCAGCGGCATTGATCCCAGTTGGTACAGCGATCGTACAAGGCATCGTACAAGGCATCATCGGTGCTCTTAAAGCAATCGGCCAAGTCATGGCATATATTGGTAAGGCTGTCATGAACGGTCTTAAGACTCTCTTTGGCGGCATGGATGCCATCGACTGGACTGTTATGTTCAATGCCATTCTTACTGGTGGTTTGTTGATTATGGTTACTCGGTTTGTTAAAACATTGAATAGCATTGCTAGCAACTTTAAGGGTTTTGCCGATGATGTTAGAGCGCCATTCCAACAACTTTTCTCTACATTGAAGACCTGGCAACAAGAACTTAAAGTTAAAATGATTATGGACATTGCTATTTCTGTTGGTATTCTGGCAGGAGCTCTTGTTCTTCTATCATTGATTGGACCAGAAAAACTTACTAGAGGTATTGGTGGTCTGGCTGCAGTAATGGCTTTGATGGTTACTTCTCTGGCTACTCTGAGTAAGGTCAATCCTGAAAGTCTAGTATCTATGGCTTTTAGTATTCAGTTGCTTGCTGGAGCAGTACTTACCGTGACTATCGCAATCGCTGCTCTTGGGGCTTTGCCTTTGGACGTTCTTGCTCAAGGCCTTGGAGGTATGGCAATTGCACTAGCTATTATGGTTACTGCCCTTCAAAGTATGACTGGTCTTGGAACCGGTCTACCTTATGCTGCTTCAGCGATCCTTATCATGGCTGTGGCTATGAACGCATTGGCTACGGCGATGTATATAATTGGTCAATTGAATCTTGATCAAATAGCTACATCTCTTGGTGCTATGGCTTTAGGATTGAACATGTTTATAGGTTCGCTACAAATGCTTACGCCATTAGGTCCAGGTATTACTGTTGCTGCTGCTGCTCTTCTTATCGTGTCTAGTGCTATGGCCGTATTTGCTGGTGCTATGTATGTGCTTGCACAACTGGGTGTTATGCAAATTGCAGTAAGTCTTGCAGCCATGGGAGTTGCTCTTTATGGAATGGTTTTGGCTTTGGGTTTCGTTACTGCTATGGGACCAACTGTTATAGTTTCTGCACAATCAATCCTTCTTATGGCAACTGCTATGCTTATCCTTGCTTCTGCTGTTGGTGCTATGGGTCAATTAAGTGGAGGAGAACTTGCTAAGGGCCTACTTGGACTGGCTCTTGCTCTAGGTATCCTACTGGCAGCCGCATTTGGTGCTCAATTGGTAGCTCCTGGTCTTGCTATTCTAGGTGCTACCTTCATAGCAATCGGTGCCGGTGTGGCTTTGCTTGGTCTAGGTCTAATGGCTGCTGCGACTGCCTTCGCTATATTTGCTGCGGTTGGTCTTGCTGGTGTTGGTGTGCTTATTGCTGGCTTCACAGCCTTCATGGCGATTCTGCCACAACTTGCTGTGCAGTTGGCGACTGCATTCGTCATGTTCATTAAGACTATTGCGGCAGCGGCACCGGAGTTGAGCAAGGCATTTCTTATAATCTTCAATTCTATTCTTGACACTATCATTAAGGCCATGCCTAAGATCGTGGAACTGTTTAATGCTATACTTGGGGCTATTATTGAAGTAATTATAACTAATGCTCCGAAGATTGGCAAGGCCTTTACGGTAATAGTCAAGGTTGCTTTGAAAGCTATTCGCGATCTTGTTCCTGAATTTGTCGATACTGGAATGCAAATTATTATTTCATTTCTAGCCGGCATTGCAAAGAGGATCAAAGAAGTAGTCAAGGCCGGTACTGATATTATTGTTAACTTCATTGAGGGCATAGGTCAGTCGATGTGGAAGATTGTTAAAGCAGCAGGCGATACTATGCTTAGATTCCTACAACGTGTTAATAACTGGCTTAAAAACAACCACGAGGAGTTTGTCACTACTGGTAAGGATATTGCTGGTTATATTATTGAAGGTTTAACTCTTGGTCTTGTCAAGAAAGAAAACCTTGATGGTCTCTTCGATGCTATTAAGAATGTTGTTAAAGGGATAGTGGGTGGCTTTACTCTTGGCTTAGTCATGGGCTCACCATCTAAACTCTCTTACTACTGGGGCCAAATGATCGTACAGGGTCTGGCTAATGGTATCTCTTCTAGTATCGAGACAGCAGTTGGTGCAACTGTTGCCTTTGCTAACGCAGTAATTGCAGCGGGTAGTAAGGCTATTGCTAAGTTCCAGAAGGAAGCTGCTAAGAAGCAGATCGCTGCTGACAGAGCCGGAGCAAAGGCTAAGATTGCTGATCAATTTGCTAAGGAAGCCGAAAGGCTTGCCAAGCAGAA